GGCATTGCAAGTGCGATTGTTAGCGGAAGTAGTGACAAAGCCGACAGCCGAGCCGGTGACGCTCAGCGAGGCGAAAAAACAACTCGAAATCGCAAGCAGCGACACTAGCCACGATACGCACCTATCAGCATTGATTGGAGCGGCTAGGGAGCAATGGGAGCGCGATACCGATAGCGTTACTTGTTTCCAAACGCTTCGCCTTCGGGTCGCTTCAATCTTCGACGGGTTTAAGTTGCTCAAAAGCCCGATTCACTCGATCACCTCGATTCAATACTTCGACGGATCCAACACACTGCAGACTTTGGCATCGAGCCAATATCAACTGCATGGCGATCAAATCAGGCTAGCCTATTTGGTCACATTACCGGCCACGGTATCGCGTTGGGACGCTTGGCAAGTAACCTACAAGGCAGGACACTCGCAAGACGGCCAGAGCGTGCCTGAGGCAGCTAGGGCGGCGATCCTAATGCTAGTTGCTCATTACTTTGAGAATCGCGACATGGTTATGTCCGATGCTCTGCAAACGATGCGACCATACGAAATGCTGGTACGTCGATTCATGAGGGCATCATACCCATGAGCGGATCGGGACGACCATCAAGACATCGAGTCGGCGCGATGCGACATCGTTGCACGATTCAGCAAGCGACAGAGACGCAAGATGCAAGCGGTCAGCCTGTTGTCAGTTGGTCTAACTACGTCGTTAATGAGCCTTGCGAATGGAACCCAACATCGGGCATCGAGAACATGCGAGGCCGTCAACTTGAGGCAGGGACTAGGGCGGTTTTCGTGGTTCGATACCGATCGGGCTACAACACTCAAATGAGCGTGCTCTTTGATGGTGAGCGGTACGGAATCACGGCCATTAACCGCGTCGATGGACTTCGGAAGTACTTAGAAATCATTTGCTCGGCGGTGCTGTAATGGGGACAACCATTGAAATCGATGAAGCCTTGATTAAAGCGGTCGATGCGATCCCTCTAACGCTTCGCAATGGGCCTTTAGGTAAGTGCCTTGGGGCATTTGGCGAAACGATTGCAAGAGCCTGCAAATCGCAAGCTAGGAGCTCTCGGGGCGGTAGTCGGCTCAAGTGGTCGAAGAAGTACAAAAACAATCCTGCATTCCAAAACGATTCGAGGGATCATTTTGGCCATAAGGTCATGCGAAACGGTTTGGCTGTCTATGTTGGTGCAAAATTCGACAAGGGCAACAAACAGCAATTCGTCATGCCTATCAAAAAAGGCACAACGTATGTCCGCAACCTTTGGGGCGAGCCAGGTCAGCAAATACCAAGGATCAGCCGACGTGGAAAGCCGTACAATATGACACGCAAAAAGGACGCACAAACCGCCGACTTTCCGGTGCAAGATCGAGCACCCGTCAAGGCTTTCGATATTACGAAATCACAAGCTGGACAAGCTTTCATGAACGAATTACAAAAGCAAATCAAGGAGCTTCGCCTTGGCTAGAAATCTACAACTCACATCAAAGGTAACCATTGCATCTAGCGGAACCGTTTCAAGTTCATTGACGCTCGAAGGCGGTCGGACGGTGTTTGCGCTCAGAACGCCAACAGCGTTGACAGGCACTACGTTTACCTTTCAAGCTTCCGACGACGCAAACAACTTCTACGCACTTTACAACGGATCGACCGAGTACAGTGTTACAGTTGCGGCATCGCGGTTCGTGGCACTCAATACCGATGTTATGGCCGGTGTTCGATACCTGAAGGTGGTCAGCAATTCGGCTGAGGCTGCATCTCGGGACATCATCGTAATCAACGGGGAGCTGTAATGTCGGCGATCGGCGAAGCATTACGAACGAAGCTACTGAGTTACAACGCGGTATCAACGCTTGTTGGTCAGCGCATGTATCCCGATGCACTCGTCCAAAATGCTCAACTGCCTGCCATTGTTTATTATGTGACATCGACCGAACGAGATCACGCCATTGACGGTGTAACCAAGTCGGCTCATGCCCGAGTGACCTTTGATTGCTACGCAACCACTCGGCGGGTCGCAAGCTCAATAAGCAAAGCGATTCGCGAAACAGGAATAGATTCATTTCGCGGGACTGTTGACGGTTACTCATTTGCAGGAATCGATTTTAGCAGTGCCGACGAATACCTAAACGACACTCCAACCGATGGAAACCAAGAGCATCGGTATTTGGTTAGCTTCGACCTCTTGGTGCACTATGGGGAGCCATAAAGATGCCTGCATTGACTGTACCGACTACTGGACTTGGAGCGACAATTTCCGGTACTGGCTTGATTACTACCAAGCTAAAACGAATTGGCGAAATGACCATCGGAGTCGATCAACTCGACATTACCGACTTGGGAGCGGGTGGTTTTGAATTGCTTCGCCCTTCGGATCTTCGCAAGAATCCCGAAGTGGAAGTGGAATTCTACTGGCTAGGATCGACAATCCCATTCACGACGGCCATGATCCCAGCAACGGAACCATACGCCGGTATTTCGGTCACGATCACCTTGCCCGGTGCTGGCTCGTTTCAGGGGACTGCGTTTGTCAAGTCGGTCAAGACTCCGACGCTCGAAAAAGGCACCATCATGACCGGAAGCTACACGCTCCAGTTTGACGGTGCAACTGATATCACTTTCACGGCTGCTTAATAGGAGCGAGCATGTTTAATTTGGTGCGACAGCAAGGATATTCGGTTGACGGTCGGTTAAAAGACCTCAACCAATTCCAAATCGGCGTTAACGGTGTTTTGGTGGGCTATCTACCTTTTGGCAAGGTGGCTCAGATCCAAGCCTTGTTTCAGTTTCCGCATGACTCGTTGACCGACGACGAATTGACCTCGATTGCTTTACAAGCCGAACAGGTGCAAGGCCATCCCGTGGAAGTGCAACGGCCAGAACAGCACTCTCGCAAGTTTTACGAGGATGCATTGGAAGCGATCGCCAAGGAGGAATCGGAAGATGAGTAGCATTGAAGATGAATTCTTCGCTTTGGTCGAAAGGCCATTGAATACCAAGCCGGTGCTAGTCAACGGCAAAGAGTATGTCCTGCATGAACTGTCCGAGGGCGATGCAGCCGAAATGGAAGTCGCAATGCAATCCGGCGGGAAGTACGAATGGTCTCGCCATCGTCGCGTTCTAGTCTCGTATTGCCTGCGAGACAAAGAAGGTAATCGCGTTATTAGCGATCCTGACAGGCTTAAAAGCGTACCAAATCAGATCGTTGGCAAGCTTTACGAAGATTGCCTTGCGTTGTCCTCATACAACGCCAAAGAGATCGAGGACTTGGTAAAAAAATCCGATCCAGCCCAAGGCTAAAGGTTGCCTTTCGGCTGGCGTTGGCTTTCGGCGTTGCGGATCCGCTCCGGTGGGTTCGCTCGATGCCTGCGGGACAGTTAAATCAGTGGGTCGCTTGGGATAAGGTGGAGCCAATGGGGGAAGCTTGGTTACAGACAGCGACCTTGGCACACGCAACGCACTTGGATCTATTCGTTCGGGCCGGGAAAGATTGCCCAGAGATCGAGGAATTCATGCCTGCTAGATACGCTCGCAAAAAAGTAAGCCTAAAGTCGATCTTGATGGATGGCATGGATACCGCAAAAGAGATGGCTGGACAGGTCAAGGCGATGTTTGGTTTTGGAGGTAAGTAAGCGATGGCTCAAACGATCAACATTGCAAACATCAAGATTGGGATGGATGTAGACGAGCTCAAGAAGGGGGGCATGTTTACGCGCGGTGAGTTGGCATCGATCAAAAGGCTTGCCAAGGAGTCTATCGATCCGTTTGATCGGTATGCAACGGAGATGGAAAAGCTTCAGCGGGCCTACAATGCAGGTGGCTTGAGTGCTGAACGCTTCGCAGCGATTCAAGATACTCTTTCCAAAAAGCTTGGCGTATCGATCCCGGTTCAGAACGTCGCGACATACTCGCAAGCTATCGAGCAACTACGCATTAAGGTTGCAAACGGGTCGATGACGACCGACGAATTCAAACGAGTGCAAGCAAACTTGCAGGCTCAACTAGGGCAGACTACCAGAGCCGTCAACGAGCAAAAGGCTGCAATCACAAACCAGCAATCGGCAATGAGTTCAATCAAGAATCTAGCGATGACTTACGCTGGCCTAAGTGCTGCGGTTTCGGCGGTCAAAACATCGGTCAAGCTTGCTGCCGAAATGGAGCAAACCAAGGTAGCCTTCGGAGTTATGACAGGCTCGGCGGCTCAAGCGACCAAGCTGCTCAGTGACTTCAAAGCACTTGACATTGAAAGCCCGATTAACTTTGCGGACTTCTCAAGAGCAGGGAAAACTATGCTTCAATTCGGCGTTCAAGCCGAAGCACTTCGCCCGACACTTAGCAGGCTTGCAGCGATCTCTCTTGGTAATGCCGAGCAGTTTCAATCGTTGGCATTGGCATTTGGTCAAGTGCAAGCCAACGGTCGGCTAATGGGTCAAGAAGTCTTGCAGATGGTCAACGCTGGTTTTAATCCTTTACAGGAAATCAGCAGGACGACCGGAGTTAGCATGATCGAGCTCAAGAAGCGAATGGAAGACGGTGCGATTAGTGCTCAAATGGTGGCAAAAGCATTTGAGACGGCAACGAGCGAAGGCGGTCGATTCTACGGCATGAATCAGCAACTTGAAGGCACGATGTCAGGTCAGTTTGCAAAACTGGAGTCCGAAATCAAGGCGGCATCGATCGCACTTGGTACGGCATTGATACCGCTCGTTCAGCAGTTGACCGGATTGCTCAAGGATGTTGCATCAAGTGCGACATCTGACGAAAAAACAGTTGGCGGTTACTTCATGTTCTTGGCTGAAAAAGCATCTACTGGATTTGCGGCGATGACGAGCGGACTTCGGAACATGACAGCAGAAACGATGCTTTCTAGCATAAGCGTAACGGGCATAGTAAGCAATTTGCTTTCTGGCCGTCGCGGTGCGTTGGATGACTTTTTAGATTCGCTCGACGATCAAGAGGAAGCAGAGCTTGACGCAGCAGCAGCATCGATCAGAGCCGAAGCGATGAAAGCGGAAGCAAAGACCAAAGCCAATGCGGAAGCAATCGCGATGGCCGAAGCAGCGGCGAAGCGTGCTAGCGACGAAAAGGCTAGGCTGTCAGAGCTCGAAAAGTCTACAACGCTTTACAAGGAGACTGGCAAAGCTATGTGGGATCTCCGCGAAGAATTTGACAAGCTAACGCTAGGCGAACAGGCAGCACTTGAGGCGAAGCAAAAGCGAGCCGGTTGGATGGATCAAGACATCGAGCGGTATCGACTGTTTAAGAACAGGGTCGATGAGGCTCGCAAGGCTCAAGAATTGGAAGCGGACGCGGCGAAGCTTAAAGAGGAAATGACGAGTCCTCAAGAAAAGCTTCAAAAGGAATTGCAACGATTGGAAGCAATGAAAGCACTCGGGCCAGATAAAGGAATCAATCAGCAACAGTTCGACGCTCTTTCAATGCGAGCGGCTGAAAGATTCCAGTCCAAGGAGGATATCGCTAAAGATATCGCTCCTGCGCTCAAGGCAGGCACCAAAGAAGCGTTCCAGTTCGTTCAGCGTGAAAACCTTCAGGCCAAAGAGAAAGCCGAGCAAAAGAAGATGCAAGAGCAATTGCTTGCTGAGGCCAAAAAGGCAAACGAACTTGCTGCGAATGCTCCACGTTTAGCACTTGCGAGGTAATCATGGCAAATGAACTAGTCGGTGCAGAGCTTCGCAAAGGATCCGGTTTTTGTCGCAAGGGTCAAGGCTTTCAACTGATCTTTGGTGAGACTTGGAACTACAGGGTAAAGACCGATCAAGTTACAAGCAACCGCTTTGATATTCTTTACAATACTCCTGGCCTACCTCGGGCCGGATTGCTCTACGGGCAACTCAATCTTGTTTGCGACGAGGTTTCATGCGAGCGGGAAGAAAAACACGCCCTGTACTGGAATGTAACGGCTCGATTTCAAACGGGATCGGAAGAACAAAAACAGAACCAAGAGCAGAACCCAGATCCTGCAACATGGATACCGGTCTTTCGGATCGATTCGTTTACCACCAAAGAAAAGATCCTCAGTAAGGATCGAAGCAACCCGGCTAAATATCCGGTCAACAGTGCAAAGACTCCATTCGATACGCCACTGACCCAAACCAGTTCGCTCTGTCAATTCTCGTTCGTTCAGTTCGAGGATGCTGGGCAAAAGCTAAAAGACTTCTTGGATAGAAACGACACTGTTAACCAATCGAGTTTCGACGCTATCGGCCAGGTGTTCGCAGCTCGCACGTTGCTCTTAGAGGTGCAAGAGGCGGAATTAGGTTCTTATGCTGGCTACTCTGCTTGGAGGGTCAAATACAAGGTCACCTACGATCCAGACACACATGACGAGGTGCGAGCCGACATTGGGCCATTTTATCTCGATGGTGGCAACCGCAAGCGGTACATGGATGACACAAATACATTCCCGATGGTTGGGCCTCTAAACGGATCTGGGGCCAAAGCGACTGACCCGGCTGAATTGTCGTTTCGGGTCAAAAAAGAAATCAACTTCTCATCGTTCATCAGGACATCATAGCATGGCCAATGAAACGCTTTACGCTTTCAACGAGTCAGACAGTCAAGCTTTGCTTCAAAGCATCGGAGGCAAGGCCTCAGGCGGTCAGAATGCAAACGATCATGTTTCGACGGCTGATACTATTTTGGCCTTCGCGACTAGCAACCTGACTGCAAGGGTCGGCAATACGCTTGGGACAGGAACAGCGAAGGCCAAACAGATTTCATCGACAGCGGTGCTAAGTGACCTTTTCGACATCAACGTGGTAAATCCTGCGGCATCGGTAATCGTCAGCGGGTCGGTGCTGATCTGTTTTCGTGTTGGGTCTCGTTGGGTCGCTGTGGAGATTTGCTAGATGAGTTGTTTCGGTAAGTGTGGTTGCGGTTGCTGTCTTGATCTTGAGGACATGCCATACACTTCGGTCTCGTTAATTTCACCAGTTGAAGATTGCGAAGGCGGTGGAGGTAATCCTGGCGGCGGTGTTGGTGCTGGTGTTGGCGAAGGTGAAGGCGATCCAGAGCCACCATCGGCTAGTTTTTCGCAAGGCGCTTGCTGCTTTATTGCCGACTTCAGTTTGTCATGCCAGCCATACTCCGAATACTGCGGATTATGGGCATCGCAGCATATCGAGTACGGATACGCAATCGACACTTACAAGCCACTAGCAAGCTATCGCGAAACATCAGGGGCTCACGAATGCCCTTGCATCAAGGTTCAAACGGAACGCATCGATGTTGATCGAACAGACAAGATTTATTGGGTTGGTCGGAATAAACTTGTCGGCTTGCGAGTGCATGTTGGCAAGGTAAACGTGACCTGCACAGGACAAGAGCAGGCTTGCAAGTTCTATGTTGCGGTAACTTACATTTTCGAGACATGCGACTACGCACTGCTTTGGAGTGGAGGTGTTTCGCAGTGGCCGGAGTTCACCAGTTCGAGGCAATGCACAGGTCACTACAAAGACGGATCTTGCAGCTTTACCTCAAGCTTTAGCGAATCGTCAACGGTGAACAATTGCACCGATCTTTTGGCTCAAGATCCTTGGGGATTCTGTAATGCACTTGATCGGATCTACATCAGCAGAATCAAGCTTTATGATACGCTACCGACTGGCCAGGTCACGATCACAAATGCCGATTTACCGCCGGTCTCTTGTTGCGGTGGGTCAACTGGTTGCACTGTATCGGGTAGCCCTTGCGGTCTTAGTCTTGTCTCCAATTGCGTCGGCAATCTTCCGATGTATGACGGGCCGCCGATGGACTACTTTTGCCAAAAAGCCACAGGGCCAGAACCTGTTAATCCGCCAGGGTCGCCACCATATCCGGACAACTGCGAAATCACTATAGGATGCCCAACGATAAAACCAAAAGAAGAAATTCAAGGAGGTTGCGAAGGGTATGTTTTCCATGAGCAATCTGGATGTTACCGTCGAGAGTTTTTGGGAACTCAATCATACCCAGGATTTGATCAGTTGGTTTGCGGATACTGCGACACTGATGCAGGCAGGATTTATTATGTCGTCGCGGCTGGAGTCGCTTTCCCATGCGGTCAGGATCTTTGCTTAACTGGAGAATGCTGCATCGACTTGACATTGCAGACAACCGAGCCCTGCCAGGAATTTGCGTTTGCAGGTAATTCGCTATGCCAAGTCGATATCGTCGATTACACCTGTCAAATCGATCCAGTTCAAACATACGAAACGGGTGCATTCTGCTACAACTTACCCTCGGTCACGATTGAACTAACATGATCGAGCGAAATACTAGATTCATTTACCCAAGCGAAGCACCAAGGCCACCAAGCAGGCTCGACCATTTTTCGTATGAGCAAAGACCGATTGAGAATCCTTGGATCGCTTTGCATGATGGCACAGTATTTGACGCAAAGAGCCTTGCCGATTGGGAATTGATCATCCCTCAATACGGATGCCCATGCAAAGCATTCTATCGGGCATGGAAAGCCGAGAACGCTCCCAACTTCTCAAGCCCCGAAGCCTTTTTCGCCTGGGGCGTTGCACTTCATAACGCAGTCAACGCGAAGCTTGGCAAGCCACAAATCACGCTAGAGGAAGCTTACTTAATTTGGAGGAAAGACGATGCCGGGATCACCAAAAACAGCGGGACGGATCTATCTTGAAGAACTCTGCAGAAAGTTTCCCGACGCATCAAACATTGGGCTAGCCAAGCGAGCCAAGCAAGAGCGACCGGAAACATTTACCTCAATTGATAATGCACGAAGCATGGTTCGCACAATTCGAGGTGCAATGGGCAAACGAAGTAAGAACCAAGCAACGCAACCAAGGCCCAAAGGTAAAGCCGGTCAAGTCCCGAAGATGCCACCATCGCTAGCAGAGGCTTGGGAACCTGTCCAGGTCAATGCTAAACGCATCGCGATTATCTCCGATGTGCATATCCCGTATCACTCCGAAGTGGCTTTTGGTGCAGCGGTAAAGCGGCTTAAATCGATGAAACCAGACTGCTTGCTAATCAATGGGGACTTCGCGGACTTCTATCAAGTCTCAAGGCATCAACGAGACCCGAAGCATCGGCGGTTTTCGGAGGAATTGAAATCAGTCGTTGAAGGTCTTGAGTGGCTCAGGTCGGAGTTCCCGAAGATCCGCATCGTCTACAAGCAGGGCAACCATGAGGAGCGATGGAATGTTTTTATCTACAATCGAGCCCCTGAAATTTATGATTTAGCAGAAGTCCAGATACAAGAGCTAACGCAATGCAAGCGGCTCGGCATCGAGATGATCGGCGATCAACTTCCGATCATGCTTGGAAAGCTTCCGGTGCTTCACGGTCACGAATTAGGGCGGTCGATCTTCTCTCCGGTCAACCCTGCTAGAGGTGCATTCCTCAGAACGCATCACACGGTTCTAGTCGGACATAGCCATCAAACCAGCGGACACGCTGATACCGATATGTTCCACAGCGAGACGTTTGTTTGGTCAACGGGTTGCTTGTGCGATCTGACTCCAGCGTATGCGCGGGTAAATCGTTGGAATCACGGTATGGCTTTCGTCGAGGTTGCCAACGATGGCTCTTTCAATGTTGCGAATTTCCGAGTTAACAAACATGGAGAGGTTCGAGGTGCTTAGATGGATAACTTTCGAGCCCTTCGCGATGCACTCAAGCAAGCCAACCCAACGATCAGCGTCTCGGTCAGGCGTTGCAAGATGCCTGCGGGATTGCTAGGCGATTGCCGACGCAAGAGCGATCATTTTCTAGTGCGAGTCTCAAACGATCAACCGATGCAGGGCCAAGTCGATACACTTGTCCACGAATTCGCTCACGCCATCGCGTTCATCGAGTGG